ATTCAATAGAAAAATATCATGATAAAACTAAAAGAAGTTTAGACGAATATTCATCTGGAAGGAGGCCTGAAAATAATTTTATTACAATAACAAATATACATGCAAATGAAATAATATCTGCTTTATTTAAATTATTATTCCAACAATCATTCTTATAATTTTATAAGTAGGCATGAACTTTCTATTCTTAGTTGTTATAAATTATGAATTAAAGTGATACAGCCATATCATAATGTTCACTAGGGTTAAAATTATAAGCGTGATCAAAAACAACATTAGCAATATCTGGTAACATATACTCACTAACAGATCTAACATTTGTCTATACTATTTATTTTATTAGTTATAAAATAATAATTTTATAGAAACATTGCTTGTCTAATTTTATAGGAATATTGCTTTGACTGATTATTATGATCTTACATAGTTTTGTTTATCATTTAATAATATTAGTTCATTAATCTCAGGATATAATGGTAATAAGAGATTTTTAAGAATCCAAGGTTGATGACAACCAAATGTAATTTCAGAAAATGCATACTCCACTGCAAATAGTTTTGCTTCCTCTTTCGATGGTTTGTATAAACTTAAATTACTATTACAACAGAAAAATATATCTTCACAATATTCATCTGAGTAATATGTAGTTTTACTCTTTTCAATTACTTCTAACATTTTTGATTTTTTACGTAGAGACAAACCACCATTACCTACAAGTTGATTATTAACTGGTATCCAATGCCACGGAGCACCTACATAATCATATTTTAAAAAATTATTTATTAGATCTTTATTTTTAGAAAAAATCATAGTATCAGTTTGGAATATTAGAAAAGTCTCAGTAGGAATAAGATTATAAAAATCTACATTTTTCATAAGAAAATGACTATATTCAGTTCTTGTCATATTATCAATTTTAAGATTAATAAGACTAATCCTTTCTTTATATTGTGATAAATCAGAATCAATAATATTATTTACATAATCAATATTAAGATTTCCGTGAAATACTATAATATTCCATTCATTCGATAAATTCTCTAAAAAATTTTTTAAAACAAATGATAATGCTTTATGTCGTCGAGGTTCAATTATAATTGCTGAATACATATATTTATATATAGATAAATTAATTTTTAAACTTATGCTTTGCAACATTTTAATAAAAATTGAAAAATAAAAATAAATATTTTATAACTCTATGATACATAATATAATGAATAAAGCCAATCCAACAATACAAAAATCTAAATATCAAATTAATAATGAATATTATTCCAATCAATTAGATAAAATAATAAAAATACAGAAAACTATTAGAGGGTTTCTATATAGACTAAAACGCTTACCTCTCATATTATATATAGTAAAATATTATCTTGAAAGAACACCTTTTACTTTTTCATCACAAACAACTGATGGAAGAATAAATAGTTGTTTGGATGAAAGTAAAATCATTGAATTGTTAGAGAAAAAATATAATAATAAAATAAAAAAAGCAGATAAACGACATTGGTGGGATCTATTGATTCGTGATAATAAGTATGGTTGGCTACCTGTTAATATAAAAACAACCACAGGAAAAACATCTGATAATATGGGAAATTTGGCCCTATGTGTTTATTCATATACTAATGATAATTTAGATCTACATAAATCATATAATAATGGTGAAATGTCTAAAATATTATTCCGAAAAATTAAAAATAAAGAATATAATAAAGTACATAAAAAAGATTACTATTTTCTTGTATTAAATAAAGCAAGTCCATCTGAAGTGATCATAAATAGTGTTAAAGGATTAACATATTTAACACCAAATATTAATAATTTACCATTTCAAGTAAAATGGAATAATAATAGAGTTTATAAATATGATACAATTAATAATAAAATAAAAATACTTATAGAATGTTTGGTAAGACCAAAACCATCGTGGCAGGAAACATTTATGTCAAATATAAGAACTATCAAGATATGAATTTGATAATTGCCGATGTCCTATTTTAAATCTTCCAGAAAACATAAAATTATTTTTAAATTCGACTGTATTTAAATATTTTACTATTTTTTTTAAATTACAATCTTTTTTTGGTATTAGCATTAATAAACTACCGCCAAAATAACTTACTTTACCAGTAAAAGCAATAGTATTACTTCTTGTTAAATTATAAACATATATACAATCATTACCCATATGCTTCTGAATTGTTTTTATATTTCTAGGTGCTCCCCATTCAAACCAATTCTTTTCATTGAATTTTCTTATCCCTCTTTTTAATAATGATTTCTTATGAGATAACATATATTCATTTAATTTTATATTATCTGGTAATTTTTCATAGTAAATATATTTGTCAATTTTATCAATGCCATTTAATACATTGATATTACCAAATTCATTATTTTTATACACTTCATCTTTCCCACTAACTATTCCAACATACACATCAAAATAATCTTTTATTAAATATTTATTTTCATTGAGATTATCAGAAAATGTAATTAGTCCATCTGAATTTGTTATATACATTAATTTTTCATTAAATAATAATTTTTTTTCTAATAATTTATTTTTACAATATCTAAATACAATTATATCAATTGTTGCATCTTCAAATAACTTTTCATTATTTGGATGATATATATGTGTAAATGTTCCATCATTCATCATTTGATTTAATATTTTTGTAGCACTTGTTAATTTCAAAAAATCAGAAGGAATAATAAATATTAGTTCGCCATTTATATCTAGTAAGTTAAAACATTTTTCAATAAAGTCAATATATAGGTTTCCTGTTTTTGTTCTAACGTATGGAGGATTTCCTACAATTGTTTTATATAATTTATTTATTTTTTGTATCATAAAATCACCAAATATAATTTTATTTCTATCAATGTTGTATAACATTTTAATTTGAGGATCAATCTCATACATATCAAAAGTTATATTTGATTTTTGTTCCATTATATATGATACTAGATCACCTTGACCAATTGAAGGTTCTAATATATTATGAGGATCATTTAAAATGAAATCACACACTATCTCTTTTAATTCTAAATTAGTTGTAAAATATTGTCCCATTTTATGCTTAATTTTATTATCCATATTATATATATTATTTATTATTTATATTATTATTTTGTTCAATTTTTTTAATTTTGATAGAATTAAAAAAATCATTTTATATAATTATTTCTAAATTTTTAACAATTTCTCTAGTGATTTTATCTCTATTATTATAAATAATTAGCTTTATTTCTGTCTTTTTAATTTCTTCATATTTTGGTTTATCCATATTATTAATAAATGTATCAATAATAGTTTGCACATTTTTTGTGAAAACAATATCATTTTTATATTGGCGTTGCTCTTGTGATATTTGTGATACTTGCACATTTTTTGTGTTTATTTTTTATTTATTATTATGAAATTTGTTAGTATGATTCCATAAAGATTGGTATGATTTATAATATTTAATACATATTTTACATTTATATTCCATATACTTATTTATAAAAAAAAGTGTAATAAAGTTTAAACTTTATACGGGAGAGAGAGATGGCATGTAAATATTCATTAATTTTCAAATTATAAAAATAACTATAATTTTTTACTATATTTATTAGCAATTTCCAATAATTCTAACTTTTCTTTTTGACTCTTTTTCCTCCAATGAGCAGTCTGTCTTGATGTCGCATAATTAGATTTCAATAAATCATAATGCTTATCAATAAAATTATAATAGATTGCATCCCAGATTTTCCACCACTCCTCATTACTTTTTCTCTTATAATCACTCATCTTATCAATATAATTAGATGATGAAAAATACATTCTTGTCATCATCATACCACCATCTGCATATTGACTCATTCCCATCACATTAGGAACCATAACCCAATCATAAGCATCAACTGTCCATTCCATAAATATTCTATGAACCTCTTTAGGATCTTTCATATTAATAAAAAACCAATTACCCAAAATCATTAACCTTTCAATATGATTTGCATATGAATATTTTATTATTTTTTGTATAGTACTATCAATTGGTTTTATACCAGTTTTATCCCAATACAAATTGCTTATTTTATTCTTATGATTCATTTTATTCATATCATACATTTTTGGTTCAAGCATATAAATAGAATAAACATAATTTCTCCATCCAATCACCTGTCTAATAAAACCTTCAAAAGATGCAATTGGAACAGTGTGGTTATTATAATATTTTACGACACGTGCTATTACCATTATATCGGGTAGGATTCCAATATTCATCATGGGACTTAATACTGAGTGAAATAAGAATGGCTCATTCTCTTTAACAGCATCTTCATAAGGCCCAAAATTATTTAATCGTTTTTTCATAAATACATCTAACCATTTTATTGCTCCCTTGGTATCAATAGGAAAACTCCATTCACTTGTATCGCCATAGTTATTAGGAAAATGTTTTTCAACATATTGTAATGCCTCCTTGTAATATTTATCTTTGGTTATTTTTGGAACCTTTGGAATAATAATATTAGAAGGTAAGGGTTTTCTATTCTCATCATCATAAGACCACTTTCCACCAACTGGCTTATTATTCTTCATGAGAATATTTAATCGTTCTCTTTGAAATTTATAAAACATATCGTGATTATATTTACCATTCTTATAAAACTCATTCTTATTACTATGCGCTTCATTTGGTGTTAAGAGAAAATTTAAATTGTCTATCATAGTGGCTCTTGATAATTTGGTTTTAAATTTCTTTTCCAATTTATGATCAATTGGATTAAAATAAACTGTGTCATTCTTATTAAGTTCATCATAAATATTACTAACTTTACTATATTCTATGTAATGACAATTAAATTTCTTTTTCAATGAATCATAATATTTTTTCATAGATGCACGATGATATATTAATTTAAGTTTATGGAATTTAAAGTCTGTAAAATATCTGGGCTCCTCTAAAATGTATATTGTGTTAATATTAGATGGTAGTATTTTAATAGGAAATAATTGATTTGGTAATATTAGTAATATCATTATAAAGTACTATATTATAATTGTATAAATAAAAAAATCTATAACTTTATAATGCACGATATTATTATGATTGGCGGTGGTATATCATCATTATATGGTGCTTATAAATTACTTCAAAAAAATCCAGATCTATCAATCCTATTATTAGAAAAAGAAGCTCGTTTAGGAGGAAGAACCTGGAAAGAAAAATTTAATACAACTAATGTAGTGGTTGGTGCAGGAGTTCTCCGTGCAAAAAAAGATAAGATTCCCATTAAATTACTGGATACTCTCGGAATAAAATATAATATATCTAAACATTCATCTAACTATATATTACCATTCAAAGTAGAATTAAAAGAATTATTTGAAAAATTAAAGCAAGTCTATTCTAAAGATCCAACAAAATACATTAACAAGACTTTCAAACAATTTGCCGAATCAGTGATAGGAAAAAAATTATACAGCCAATTTAGAACTCAATCGGGATATTCAGATTATGATAAACAAAATGCTCATGATACTTTCTATAATTATAATTTTGATGATAATTATTTTAACTCTCCTATAATATCAGTTGATTGGGTTGAACTAATAACAAGATTACAAGAATTTCTTAAAGGCTATAAGCACTTTAAAATAATGAAAAATAGCACCGTTAAAAGTATTCAATATGGACAGATATTTGAAGTAATTACAAATAAAGATAAATATCAGTGCAAACAGTTAATATGCGGAACCAATATAAATTCTTTCAAGAAAATATTTAATAACTTACCTAACAATATATTGACACCATATAAAAAGATTATGGGTCAACCATTCTTATTACTTTATGCTAAATTCTCTAAAGATAGCACCTTGATAATGAAAAATTATATAAAAACTTTTACTATTGTTAATGGCGTGCTGCAAAAAATGATTCCAATTAATCCAAATGATGGAATCTATCTAGTGGCATATAATGATAATAAGAATGCAATTAAATTAAAACCTTATGTAAAAAATAAAAAATTTATTTCTAATCTTGTTAAAACAACATTAGGAATAAAAGAAGATATTGAAATTAAAGATATGACACATTATTATTGGGAGAATGGAACTCATTATTTCAAACCATATCAAAACTTGTATCAAACAAATGAATTCTATAAGATGATTACAAATCCAATTAAGAATCTTTATGTAATTGGTGAAATGGTCGCGCAAAAACAGGGATGGATTGGTGGGACTTTAGAGACAGTTGATAAAGTTATTAAATTAATTAATGTTGTAAAATAATATTTAGAGACTCATATCGGTCTTTGGTGTGAAAAGTTTTGTGATCTCATCCTTCATAGGACACAGCATAAATTCTTTATCAAATGACTCAATTAGGGTAATGAGAGTCGTGTGATTAGTTTGTTGTGTTGCAAAGATATCATATAGATAAGTATCTTGCGTAGCAGCTATAATATGCTCATTGCTTGAGAGCACTTTAAACTCCTCCTGATACAGTGTGAAATTAAGTTTAAGCTGCTTGACATCCGAAGTAATAGCATCAATAACATTAGAATAGGTTGTAATGATATTAGTGGAATGAGAATTGAAGATATCATGATTATCTCTTACGACTGTATCATCATATTCAGATTTTGTCGTCTTAAGATTCTCAAAAATACTAATAAGACTATCAATTACGTTAGTGATATGGATTTTAAAATTCATGATAGTTTTAAACTTCAAATTAATATCAATAAGCTATACAATAACACTGTGTGATTCTTTAAGTAATTCATATGTTGTAATATTAATTGTGTTGTTCATTATATGATACCACGTCCATTCACCATGGCAAGTATTATTACAAGTCAAAAGTTATCAATGTCTTGTATATGGAGAATATCAATTGGTTTGTGAGAGCGTGTCTTGATAGGTTGGTTATTAGGTTCGCTTTTTTTGAAGACAGCCTGCATAGATCCAGATCCTCTAGTGGGACCTCTATTGGCACTTCTAGTAATACCTCCAACACATCTAGTGGTACCTCTTCCAATGCCTCTAGGTCTTCCATAATAAGCATTCTCAAGCTTATCATTCTCAATCTTTTCGTTAAGGTCTTTAACTTGCTCTGTCAGTGTTGTAAGCTCCGTATTAGGTGCTATTGGCGTAGGTATGATCGGAGTTATATTCAGTTTAGGAATGCCGTCTTCATATTTTGTAGCAACAGTAGCAACTTTACCTCCAAAGTTTTGATGCCAACTAAACTCAGAAGATATAAGAGGCGAAATTAGAGAATTATTGATCAACCAAGTATTAACAATTTTAACTCGTGGATCATTATCATTAGCTTCAATATAAAATTTTCTAGTCACAAGATGATATCTCATAGCATGTGGATTATCCTGCTTCCGTATATTACAGCTTAGTTCTGTATCATTAACAGTAATCTTTAAATCATCAGTAGGAGGGCACGGAGGGCACGCCACTATAAGTTTAATGTTTCCACCCGATGCTTTAAATGATATTTTATTACCATCTATATTATGATTATTCATATCAGCATGAATAATATTATAACCCTCTGGAAGAAGAATATTATAACTATTCTGCTCAAAGATGATAGATATAAATCTATCTACAATTGCATTATAAGTAATATCAACTTCATCATCCACAGAATCGCTACCCGGGAAGAAAGTTGATGAGAAAACTTCACACACGTGGTTATTGTCATGAACTACTTGTGCCATCTTGTGTAAAAGTGGTAGATCTGCATAAGGACCAATCCCCAAGAGTGCTATATATAGACACTCTGCAGATTTACAATATTCATCTATTCTAGTAAGAAGGTCATCAATGCTAGAACCATTATGACAACCATCTGTTATGAGAAGCAGTGATCTATAGGGGTTAGGGTTATTAGAGTCAAAACAGGTTGTGAAATCTGTGGAGCCACGAGCACCTTGTATCTTAATAGTATTATCAATTTCCTCTCTGAAATCACCTAGTATTTTTTTTAGATTATCAGATGTGCCTACTATAGATTTTCTGACTGACCATTCAGGAATTATGTTACCATCAAAGGCCATATATCCAATTGTTATCTCAGACTCATCCGCAATGCGTGTTTCGATCATATCAAATACTTCCTTGTTTATTCCTAAGGTTGTATTATTTCGGATAGTTTTATTTTCCAACATTGAGCCTGAAGCATCAACACATACTTTCAGTTCTTTTTTTTTAGCTCGCGTAGTTGCTAGTTTTGTTGGTTCTATTGCTTTTGACAAATTAATATCAAGGACTGCAAGCGGTTCATTACCACAATAGGTAAGGACTGCTATGTCGGATAATGACACATGTATTTGTTTACGACGTGTAATAATTGCTATAACATTAACTAGACCAACATCTGTGATTTTACATGGGTCTTGTGATGTTATGAGAATTGTAGTGTCTCGGAAATTTGAGAGCAAGTCTCCCAGATTCTTACTATCACTATTATTAAAAGTAGTATCATCATTAAGAATAATTTGAAAGTGAGTGTCTTCTCCAGGTGCAATTGGACATTTTGCACCAATTACAAATTGTTCATAATTGTCATTATCTTGTGAAAGAGAAGGAAGGATTAAACTTGAATAAGTTATGCGGAAGAAGAATTTGCCTTTGACACCACCTAAGTTAATTATAATGAAATCATCTGCATCAGTTGCAGTTCCACGATTGTTGCCATCATTTCTCTCAATTGCATCCTTAAGAGCTTTGTCAGCATTCTTTTTCAGGGTTGATTTGGGGGTGATTTCGAGGTATTCCTCACCGTCAGGACCAATCACTTCATTACAATCATATTCTTCTATATTATCTTTAATTTCTTGAGGTGTTAAAGATGATATTGCGATAAAGAGTGCTGTTGACATGATTTCATAGTCTGAATCTTTCATTATGTGCAGTCTGAATTCTGTTGCCTCTGTTGTATTATAAAAAGTATCATGTTGGAGGTATTTGTATTTTCTATCAAACGTCATCTGACTGTATCTTTTTATACACTTTTCAGTAGCCATAGTCGGATTTTCAAAGATTGATGGGTATAGGCATTTGGGTGGTTTCTCTCCATTGTGTACTTCTGACGCACTTGGCCTTGATATTTGTGTGATTTCCTTACCATCATATATGTAAAAGTTAGTTGATTTACGTGTAGTGTAAAGGTTAGTGGGGTTAGTAGTTTTGGAAGTAGGAATATCTGTCATGGGGGCAGACATTTTATGTATAGACAATAACAATTGACTATAATCAGTTATTCTTATAATATAATATAATGTTATTTTAAGTTTTTATAGGAACACTGCTTGTTCAATAATAGTGATAAAGAAGTATAAAAGTATCAATAATTAGACAATAACTCTAGTATTCTATTAATTATCATCTCCGTATTGCCATAAATATTAGTTATATTATTTAATTTGACTTTATTATTTTTTATCAAGTCTAGTATCTGATAAAAAATAATCTTAATATTCTCACTACTAACAATACTATCTATCAATCTATTCATATTTATATAATTATATATATCAATAATTTGTTCTGCCATATACTTAATATCCTTATCAAAAATATCTGTAAAGTTTTTTTTATATATCTGTATCATTCTATCATTTTCAGTGATATATATCATCATATTATGAGGTGTATTACTATTATATTTAGATTGTAATAAATAGCTATCAAGGTCTTTCATAGTCTTATAATACTTATCAGCAACATCTATCTCGGGTATTAATTCGATAGTAATATCTATATACTGTTCTTTATAAAATAACTTGGTAATATTTCTATTATGAGTTTCTATTATTTTTATTTCTTCTAATAATTCATAATATGATCTTAATTCTTCTTTAATAATAATAATATCCATATACTAGAATTTATAAATTAATTTTTTATAATACACATAAATAAGATTATTTTTATGTATTATGGTGTTATTGTAATTATGGTGATATATATTTATTATGTTGTTAT